TATGCCGATGTGATACACATGATAGACGAGGCTGAGGCTCATGTGTGCGAATGTGAGGAGGATGAAAATGACGGCGAAAGAATACCTTAGCCGAGCTAAGGATATAAGCGACAAGATCAGAGCCAGAGAAGCAATGATAGCGGCTGGCTATTTATCAAGTGAATACAAGGGTATAAACTATGACAGTGTAGGCTCTTACGGAAGCGGAGGAAACAGCACAGAGAATGCAATCATAAAGGCTATGGACTTGGACGAACGCATATCCGATGAAATAGCACAGCTGAGAGCTCAGCTTGACGAGATACGAGCTACTATACTGGCTGTAGGTAATGGCACACAAGAGCGAATACTCGCACTTAAATTTATACAAGGCAGAGAGTTTGAGGATATTGCTCTTGAGATGAGATACTCGACACGGCAGGTGATACGCATATACAACATGGCACTCGAAAAAGTCAGCCAGATATTAAAAGATGTCACTCAATGTCATTGAATGTCACTCGCATAGTATGTTATTATTATACTAGCCCAATAGGGCAACAGGATGATATTCCGAACAAGATATCGTCAACGGGGCTTCACGTCCCGTATGGAGAGGAAAAGTCTTTCCGAACGCGACGGTAAGAGCAGGGGCAGTACCTGCACTCTCCCTTGGGGTATCCACCTCGACTAAAAATCCTCATAGAGCCCGAGCTCCGCACACTCGGGCACATCCGGAGCAAGCAGGTCACTCCTGTGAGTTTCCTTCCATCATTTCATGCGGCTGTAACAACAGACTCATTATGTTGTAGTACAACAGCCGTACGACCATTTGTTTGACTCTCCTTTTGATTTTCGGCGGTGAGGTTTTGCATTTGCCAAAGCCGCCGAAGTATCTTGTGGGATCATAAAATAATACTCCTTGAAGGCGCTTCACATCTGTGGGGCGCTTTTGCGTAGGACATAAAAGACAGGAGATGAGGTAATGTCAACAACAAAATTAACTGAAAAACAGAAGCGTTTTTGTGAGGAATACCTCATTGACTTGAACGCAACGCAGGCAGCAATTAGAGCTGGGTATAAAAACTCAGACATTGGTCGACAACTAATTACGAAAAATCACGTTTCGGAATACATTGAAAAGCTGAAAGGGAAAAGGTCAAAACGCACTGAAATCACGGCTGACAGGGTGCTCGAAGAACTTGCGGCTATCGCATTTTCGGATAGAACGGACATCGCAAAGGTAGAGGACGGCGGAGTCGTCACCTTTACGCCGACGGATCAGCTCGACAAAGATGCCAAGAAAACGATATCGGGCATCGAGAACGGCAAGTACGGCACGAAGGTGACGACATACGACAAGGTCAAAGCTCTGGAACTGCTCGGCAAACATCTGGGTATGTTCACGGCAAGTGCTGATAACTCCGATACTCTTGCCAAGCTGGACGAAGTGCTTGGTCGCATTGAAAGTGAGATATGATTGCAGATAGGGGGTGGTCTTATGTCTTTCAGTCCAAAGCAGAATGATTACTTCATGAAAGCAACTCATCGTTGGAATGTAAAGACTGGTTAGCGCTGCCAGATCAGGCAAGACCTACATGGATTACTATGTTATTCCGAAACGTATCCGCACGGTAAGCGGTAAGGACGGGCTGAATGTTATGCTGGGGCATACTCAGGGTACGCTCAAGCGTAATATCATAGCACCGTTGCAGAATATTTGGGGGACAAAGCTAGTAACGAGCATCAATAGCGATAACATTGCAATGATGTTCGGTGAGCCTGTTCACTGTCTGGGTGCAGATAAGATAACCGCGGTTGACCGTCTCCGAGGCATGAGCATAAAGTACTGCTATGGCGATGAGGTAGTAACATGGCACCCGGAAGTATTCCGAATGTTGGAGTCACGTCTCGATAAGTCATACAGCCGCTTCGATGGCACCTGTAACCCCGATAACCCGCATCACTGGTTTTTTGAATTCCTGTACAAGAAACAGAACATCGACCGATATGTGCAAGAATACACGATATACGATAATCCATACCTTTCACCGGAAGTCGTCCAGGCAATGGAGAACGAGTACCGCGGTACGGTTGACTTCGACCGTCTGATACTTGGAAGGTGGGCAGCGGCAGAAGGTCTGATATACAGACGATTTGCAGATGATATGTCATCGAATAGAACGATGGTAGTAAGCACGGTTCCGCAGATATCACGTATAATCATCGGCGTGGACTTCGGTGGCAGCGGGTCTGCTCACACGTTCGTGTGTACCGGCACGGACAGAGGTTTCAACAGGCTTTATGGTCTGTTATCCGAGCGCATAGAGTGCAAGGATAGCGAAGGCAGACAGATTGAGATAGACCCCGAAGCCCTCGGTCAGATGTTCTGCGACTTTGTTCAACGAGTGATAATGATGTTCGGACCGCCTGACAGGGTATGCTGTGATAGCGCAGAACAGACTTTGATACTTGGTCTTAGGTCAACAGCGCGAAAACGTGGCCTGGGCTGGCTGAAAATTGAGAACGCGCTGAAAACATCAATTAACGACAGAATAAGAGCTGCTCAACGTCTTATGGCGCAGGGCAGATTTTTCGTTATGGAGCAAGGCTGCGAAAGCCTGATTAAAGCATTAGAGACTGCGGTGTGGGACCCGAAGAGCGTTGTTGTAGACAAACGGCTTGACGATGGCACAAGCGATATAGATACGCTTGATGCTTTTGAATATACGTTTGAGAGGGATATATCGCAGTTTATACGATTGGAGTGAGAAAATGAACTACGCAGTAATGATGTCCGCTATTATCAAGGAACTTGGCGAGGATAACACATACAGCACGAAGATGGCTTCTGCAATTGAACTTTGGAGCCGTATGTATAGCGGCAATGCTCCTTGGCTGGGCACAGATACATTCAGCGCAGGCACTGCGGCGGCTGTTGCATCAGAAGCGGCTCGGCTCATGACAATCGAGCTCAAAGCAGGCAATGCAGGTCCGAAGCCGATAATGGATGAACTGCACAATGGAGTGATACCGAAGCTGAGGAAGTACTCGGAGTACGGTTTGGCAAAAGGTAGCCTGATCATCAAGCCAATTGTTACGCCTTCGGGCTTGGTGACACAGTTTATCCAGGCAGACAGTTTTTATCCGCTCGCGTTTGACAGCAGCGGCGAGATGACCAAGTGTGTGCTGATAGATCAGAAGCGCATTGGCAGAACGATATACACACGCATGGAGATTCATAGCATTTCAAATGGCGTGCTGACCGTTGAAAACAAAGCATACCGCAGTATGTCAGACGGCTTTCTTGGTGCAAGGGTACCACTGAACGAGGTGCCTGAATGGTCGATGCTTGCGGACGAGCAGAAGTTTACAGGCATCAATAAGCTGCCATTTGGCCTGTTCAGGTGTCCAGTAGCGAACCAGATAGACAGCACATCTCCACTCGGTGTGTCGATATACTCGCGCGCGACAGAACATATCAAGGAAGCCGACAGGCGGTACAGCGACATCTGCTGGGAATATGAAGCTAAGCAAGCGGCTGTGCATCTATCCGAGAGCATGATGAAGTATGACCGCGATAACGATAAGTATGTTGCACCTGCAGGCAGAGACCGATTATACAGGGCGATGCCATTCTACAGCGGTGCAACAGATAAACCGCTTATCGAAGTATATTCTCCCGATATCAGATCGTCGGCGTACTTTGAAGGCTTTAATGCTCAACTCCGTTTGATAGAGTTTGACTGTTCGCTGGCATATGGTACGATATCAGATCCGCAGGCTGTGGACAAGACTGCAACCGAGGTCAAAGCATCTAAACAGAGATCGTACACGATGATAACCGACTGTCAGGCGGCTATGACAAAGGCTTTATCCGACTGGGCAGACGGAGCACTCTTCTGGGCTCGGCTTTATGGCTTAGATAACAGCAGTTCTGTTACCCTTGAACTTGAATGGGGCGATAGCATCCTTTCAGACCCGCAGCTTGAACGCGACGAAGACCGCAAGGACGTATCAATGGGCGTTATGCGACCTGAAGAATACCGTGCGAAATGGTATGGTGAAGATATCGAGACTGCACTCAACAATCTCCCCGAAACAGCACAAGTGATGGAGTGATGCTATGTTCAAGCCGAACGAGTTGGAAAACTTCTCGATGATTTTAGAGCCGCAGATGAAGGCTCTTGAAGAACGCATCATGGCAGATGTTGTCCGTCGTATCAAAATCAACGGCGAAATAACAAGGGCGGCAGACTGGCAGATACACAGGGCGTATGAACTTGGTCTTAGCAAACGCAAAGTTACGAAGATCATACAGCAGGAGTTGGGACTGACCTACAAACAAGTCAAGACCATGTATCGGCAAATCATGCAGGCAGGATACAGCCGAGATGCAAAGCTTTACAAGTACAAGGGTATAAAGCAGATACCATTCAAGGACAACGTAGGCTTGCAGCAACTCATCGCGGCAGTAGCACAACAAACGTATGAAAATTTGCAGAACATCACACAGTCTTTGGGATTTGCGGTCAAAGGAGACGGCGGCTTGGTATTCTCTCCACTTGCAGACTACTATCAGCAGACACTTGACAGTGCGATGTTTGATATCGCCAGTGGAGCATTTGACTACAACACAGTGCTCAAACGTACTGTCACAGAGATGACTTTTAGCGGCTTGCGTACAATCGACTATGCCACAGGCTGGAAAAACCGCGTCACAGTAGCCACACGACGTGCAGTGATGACAGGTATGAGCCAGCTGACAGCAAAAGTCAACGAGGATAACGCAAAGGCTCTTGGCACAGACCTCTTTGAAATCGAATGGCACGGTGGAGCAAGACCAGAACATTGGTGGGGCGGCTTGGTCGTAACCAAAGAGGAGTTATACAGCAAATGTGGGCTCGGCACAGTAACAGGGCTTTGCGGCGTTAATTGCTATCACGACTATTATCCGTTTATACCGGGTATATCAGAACGCAGTTACACCGACAAGGAACTCGAAGAACTCAACCGCAAGGAAAAAGTCAAGGTCGAATACAAGGGCAAGAAGTACAACAAGTATGAAGCCACACAACGCCAACGACAGCTTGAAACCACGATGCGTGCTCAGCGTGAAAAGATCGCTCTTCTGAAAGAGGGCGGTGCAAATGAGCAGGATATCATCAACGCAAGAGCACAATACCGAACTACCTCCGCAGAGTACGCACGCTTCTCAGCGGCTATGGACATACCACAGCAGCGTGAACGTGTGTATATAGACGGTCTTGGTAACGTCGGTGCTGGCAAATATACGCCTGCGCAGAAGATACCGCAGATAGTTCCTGCGCCGATTGGTGCAAAAAAGAAAAACAAAGTCACTCCTGCAGAAAGGGAAAAGCTGCTTAGAGTGCCTTATGGTACGGAACCGATGAGCAGAAATGTGAGGTAATCGTATGGCTGAACTCCTTGCATACCTCGATACGCTCGAACATTCAACGAGCGGTTTGATAGACGACTAGCATTTGCTAAGGACATAAATGCCCTTACCAAGTGCTTTTTTATACCCAAAAATAGAAAGGATTGAAATTATGGACTTAAAAGACACGATCGACCTTATGACATCAGAGGACTACAAAGAGCGCTTCCAGGCTGAATATCAGCAGCTTGTTATTCGATATAAGAAGTTGAAAGATATGCTTGATAAGTGGGATAAAGGCGAGCTGAACTTTCTGCCTACCTGTCCGAGAGGTGTTTATAACTTACAGATAAGGGCGATGACTGACTATATCGCAGTTCTCGAAGCGAGGGCTGCAATAGAGCAGGTGCCCGTGTGGGACGTTACAGAGCCGTAGCAACTTACAAGCAAGTTGCAAACCGTCTGTTTAAAGGCATTTGCTAAGGACACGCATACAAGAAGATTGAAGTATCTGCGGTTACAGCAGCAATCGATGCAAATATACTCGCAGAGAATATCAAATCAGGCGTTACTATTCTCGGAGTGCTTGGCACTTACACCGGGGAGTAATCATATATCCCTTCTTTGCTGCCCTTTTACCTTGCAGGGCTTAAAGAACAAGGTTCGCAGGTGGACAGTAAAACACCTAAAACAACTTAGCGAAAGGAGTTTTCACAATGAAAACAGAAGATTTACAGGCTCAGGGACTTACTGAGGAACAGATCAAATTCGTAATGGCTGAAAACGGCAAAGACGTACAGCGCGAGAAAGAAAGAGCAGCAGGGCTCAAAACACAGCTTGACAGTGCGAAGGAAACGCTCAAAGGCTTCGAGGGTGTTGACGTGGCTGACCTGCAGAGCAAGGTCGCAAAGCTGACAGCTGACCTCGCTGCCAAGGATACCGAGTATGAGCAGAAACTCGCTGAGAGGGATTTCAATGACCTCGTAGGCAAGTACGCTGCAGAGTACAAGGCACATGATGTCAAGGCTGTTATGCCATTTCTCGACATTGATACTTTGAAGGCAAGCAAAAATCAGGAAACCGACCTGAAAGCCGCTTTTGAGGGACTCAAAAAAGACCAGAGCTATCTCTTCAACGACCCGACTGTGCCGCGTGTAATAAGCAGTACATCAGGCGTTGATAATAACAACGACAGTATAAAAACACAGGCGAATGAAGCTATCAGGAGCCTGTTCAACAAATAACCTTAACGAAAGGTAGGTAAAAAATATGGCAGTTAATATTATTTCAAGAGAAAATGCGGAAGCTATTATCCGCGAACAGATTGTATCGACCATCTTCCAGGACGTGCCCAAGCAGTCCACATTCCTGTCACTAGCAAGAAAGCTGCCCAACATGACAAGCAATCAGACCAGAATGAGAGTTCTGGACGTGCTCCCTATGGCATACTGGGTAAACGGCGATACCGGCATGAAGCAGACAACCGAGCAGGCATGGGATAACGTATTTATGACAGCCGCTGAACTGGCTGTTATCGTACCTATTCCCGAGGCTGTACTCTCTGATGCAGAGTTCGATATCTTCGGTGAAGTTACACCCAGAGTAAACGAAGCAATCGCACAGAGAATCGACAGCGCGACCATATTCGGCGTTAACAGACCTGCAGAGTGGGATGCTGATATCATCACAAGAGCACGTCAGGCAGGCAACAACGTTGCTGTGAGCGGCTCTGCTGATATGTATGATCTCATCCTCGGTGAGGGCGGCGTGTTCTCCAAGGTTGAAGAAGACGGCTATACAGTTAACGGCGCTGTAGCTGCACTTGGTATGAAGGCTAAGCTGAGAGGTCTTAGAACAGCTGACGGTCTGCCTATTTTCAACAACAATATGCAGGGCTCCACAAGATACGCACTGGACGGCGAGCCCATGTACTTCCCTGAGAATGGCGCATTCGACAACTCCATCGCACAGCTTGTGGTTGGTGACTTCTCACAGGCAGTATATGCTATCCGTCAGGATATCACAGTTAAAATCCTTGACCAGGGCGTTATACAGGATCCTACTACTAAGGAGATTGTATATAACCTTGCACAGCAGGATATGGTTGCTCTTAGAGTCGTATTCCGCATGGGCTGGGCTCTGCCTAATCCTGCAACAAGACTCAACGAAGATCGCACTGGTTGTCCTTTCGCTTACCTCGAGCCCGGCACTCCTATGACAACTAAGACTGTGACCTTTACCGTAAAGGATAGCGATAACGCTGCTATCGAGGGCGCAACTATCGAGATTCTCGGTGCAAGACTTAAGACTAACGCAAGCGGTCAGGCTGTATTTAACCTGAGGGCAGGTAACTACTCCGCAAAGATCACTGCTAAGGGATTCAACAGCGCGACCGAGGCTGTAACTGTTGCAGCTTCCGCAGTAACCAAGAATGTTACTCTGACAGCTAAGTCTTAATCGGAGGTGGTGGCTGTGATGATCTACGCCGATGAAACCTATTACAACAGCGAATATCTTGCAGGTAAACAGGCGGTTATCACAGCCGCCTATACCTATTATTTCCGCGAGGCATCGAGAATTCTTGATGCAATAACGTTCGGAAATATCAAAGAAGATAACGTTACAGATAACGTCAGAATGTGCTGTTGTGAAATAGCTGAATCCCTCTATACCTCGGGCAAAGAGCAAGCCAAAAGCGAAGGCAAGACCGCGGAGAGCGTGCAAGGCTGGTCTGTATCATATGCCAGTCAGGCAGACCAGCAGGCATCGCTCAACGGTAAGGTCGGAGACATCGTCACAAAGTGGCTTAGCGGCTCGGGTTTGCTTTTCTCGGGGGTGAGATAATGCTGACAAACGCAAATATTACAATCTGGTCGAAAGACACATATACACGTCATAACATCAATGACGTATACTGGAATGACAGCAGAGGACAGACCGTAACAAGAAACGGTGTGCAAGTGCAGGACAGCATCCTTGTGTACATATATGATGATGCATATATCCCACAGGCAGGTGACATCATCGTGCATGGTACATCGGGATTCGACTTTAACACAGCAACAGAACAGGCTACAGCCGCGGATATGAAGACATTCCGCACGCAGTATCCTGACTTTGCGGTTGTCAAAAGCGTAAATCCGTGCTTGTACGGCGGTCTGCCACACATCGAACTGACAGCGAGGTGATAAGATATGCCGCAGAACGCATCTATCGGAGACCAGCGAGCGCAGATAAACCTTGAATGGTCACATACCTTTAGTGCAGATAACAAAAAGCGTTTTCACGATGTGCAGTCATACGTTGATAGCGAGGTTATCAGGCTTATGGTTAAGTATACTCCATCGAGAAATAACATTCTGTCAAAGGCGGCTGTGCTCGGTACCAAGATAGGTTCAGGGCATATCTATTACACTTCGCCGTATGCGAGATATCAGTACTATGGCGTGCTTATGGTATCGAGCATCACAGGATCTCCTTGGGCTCGACATGGCGAAAAGAAAGTGCTGACAAATCGCAATCTGATCTATGATAAGACACGGCATCCGCAGGCTCAACGTCTGTGGTTTGAAACCATGAAAACAAATCATCTTAAAGCAATACAGAACGGTGCTCAGCGCATCGCATCAGGAGGCGGTAACCGATGAACGTAATAGAAACAGTCAGGGAGCTGCTTACCACATTCCCGAAGATATCTGAAGTACTGGGGACGATACACGTTGACTTTTCTGACGGAAAAGCTGACAGCTATGCTCTTTCGTCCACAGGTGATATGCTGCTTGTAGAAGATATCATCGGAAATCAGCGCAGACAGCACACGTTTTTATTGACAGCTAACTATAGCGCGATCAACGACTATGAGCGTATCAACTCGTCGGGTGTACTGCTTGAGCTCGCTGTTTGGCTGTCAAAGCAAATAAACATCCCTGTGGAAACGCCTTACAATGGCGAGACCTACCAGGGAGAAATAACACGTATTACTGCTGCAAATGGTATGCTGTACGCGGTACCGCAGGAAAACTCCGCGGACACCTATATGTATCAGCTGACCATTACGGCAGAGTATACGGCAGAATTAGCGTAACAGAATGGAGGAATACAAATGCCTGATTACAGCTATACAAGTGGTAAGCTTAACAGATCTCATCTGCTTACCTACATTGACTCATCCTTCGGAGGCACAACAGCATGGTATCTGATCGGTAAGGATATCGAAGATGCAAGCGTTGAGCTCAACTCCGATACCGAAGTCAAAAAAAATATTCTTGACGAGACCACAGTACAGGATAACGGCTATGAGCCTACTATGGATCTCGATACTTACTATGCAAATCCTGATGATGCTATTTACAGCACTATCAAGGACATCGCGATGAACCGCAAGATGGGCGATGCTTGCAAGACCAAGATACTCGAAGTGCTTGTTGATAAGACCACAGGTGCATATGATGCTTGGGAAGAAGATGTTATTATCAAGCCCCAGTCATACGGCGGACCGCAGGGCGGCGTAAATATCCCGTTTAACATCCAGTTCGACGGCAACAGAGTTAAAGGCGGCGTAACCTTTGACTCTACCACTCACGCTCCGACTTTTACAGCGGCGACCTGACCGATGATACTGCCGAGTCAGAGTCGGATAACGAAGGCAGTGACGAAGAGACTTAAAACATGGCGGGACAGTGTTGAGCTGTTCCGCCTTTTTTCGGAGGATAACTTACTATGCAGAGTATCAATTTCGATGATGGCTATAAAAGCTATATGATCAATAACGATGAAAATAAGATTATCCGCATCAACGTGACAGATCTCAATACGTCTAAGCGCTTTGAAGATGCGGTAAGTGCAATAGATAAGCTGATGGACGAAGTCAAGGGCGAGGGCGATATCTCGGAAGAGAGATTTATCGAAGCTGACCGTGTAATCCGTGAACAGCTCAACCATGTATTCGGAGACGGTGTATGCGAAACCGTTTTCGGAAAGACCAACGTATTGTCTGCTACAGAAAGCGGTAAACTGCTTATAGAGGGATTCCTTGATGCGCTTCTTCCTGTGGTCAAGGCTGACATGGAAGCGGCTGCTGCTAAGAGCAGAGCGAATATCGAAAAGAAAATGGCAGCGTATATCGAGCCTGTTATCAACGATGACAATGAACTGCCTGATATATCATCGCTGACAGATGAGCAGAAGCAGGCACTTCTTGCGGAGCTGACAAAATGATAGGTTCGCTTCCCGGTAGCCTGATGATATCAGGGTATCGATATGCTATACGCACTGACTTTCGCGTTATTTTGCAGATAATAACAGCATTGAACGATCCCGACCTGACGGACAGAGACAAGTGCTATGTGGCTATGAAGTGCCTGTATAAAGAATATGATAAGATACCGCACGACAAGCTTGCAGAGGCGGCAGAGAAAGCTTACTGGTTCATTGGCGGCGGTGATGCTCCTAAATCCACAAGCAACGTCAAAACGTTTGATTGGGAGCAGGATGAAAGCATCATCTTTCCTGCGATAAACAAAGCGGCTGGATATGAGACCAGGGCTGTGAAGTATCTGCATTGGTGGTCTTTTCTCGGGCTGTTCGGAGAAATAGATGAGGGTTTGTTTTCACAGGTGCTGTATCTTCGTGGTAAAATGGCACGTGGCGAAAAGCTTGACAAGTATGAAAAGCGCTTCGTACGCGACCACAAAGAACTTATAACGCTGAAAACAAAGCTATCCGAGGAAGAACAAAGAAAGCAGAACGAGGACGAAGCATTTATTAAATCGCTCACAGGGGGGTGAGTAAATGGCAGCAGACGGACATCTTAATTTTGACACGAAGGTCAATCAAAAAGGCTTTAATGACGGCGTTAAAAACCTCGGCAAGGGGCTTGACAGCATCAAGGGCAAACTGCTTGGAATAGGCGCTGTTATCGGCACAGTTTTTTCGGGCAAAGAAATGATAGAAGCGGCGGCATCTGTCAAGGCAGCTGAAAGCCAGTTTGAGCAGACCTTCGGCGCACTGCAGGGTAACGCTCAGGCGGCAATTCAGAAGGTAGCAAGTGAAAGCGGCATCTTAGAAAAGCGTTTACAGGGTACAGCGACAAGCATATACTCTTTCGCAAAGACATCGGGCATGGACAGCGTGCAGGCTATGGATATGATGAGCGATGCCTTACAGGTAGCTGCGGACAGTGCAGCATACTATGATAGATCGCTCGAAGATACATCCGAAACGCTGAAAAGCTATCTCAAAGGCAATTATGCCAATGATGCGGCATTAGGTATCAGCTCAACGGAGTACACTCGTAACGCTAAGGCTATGGAGATGTACGGCAAGAGTTTTAAAGACCTTTCTGAGGCACAGAAACAGCTGACACTTCTGCAGATGGTCAAAGATGCAAACGCGCTCTCAGGAGCAGAGGGACAGGCGGCAAGAGAAGCGAACGGCTGGGAAAACGTCATAGGCAACCTTAAACAGGCTTGGACGGAGTTCCTTGCAGCTGTTGGTACTCCTATACTGGCAGGTGCTGTGGCTGTTGTGAAGCGCATCACAGCGGCACTGCAGGTCATGGCAACGGTGGCTAAGGAAGTATCATCGGCGCTGTCTGACGTATTCGGCATGAGCCAAGGTACAGCGGCATCAACAGCAAACGTTTCAAAGGACGCAAGCAAAGCGGCAGATAGCTACTCTGATATGGCAGAGTCTGCCGAAGAAGCACAGAAAGCTAATGATAAGAGCCTTGCAAGCTTCGACCAGATCAACAAACTTGGTGGCGGTGATGAAGACAAGCCAGCAACAAACGATTCGGCGGCAACAGTATCACTTTCAACGGATACAGGTCCTGCGGAAAAGGCTATGAGTGCCTTTGAGCAGAAGGTGCAGGATGTTGTCGGTGGTCTTAAAGAAGCTTTTGCCGATTTCAAAAAGTATTTTAACAAGAATTTCTCAGGTGCTTTTGGCGATGCGTTTAAGAAAGTTAAAAATCAGCTTGGAACTTTCAAAGGAAACTTAAAAAAAGTATTCTCTGACCTTGGCACACTGGCAGAACCTTTGAAATCATACTTTACAGGCGATTTCGTCACATATATGCAGACGGTCGTTACAACGATAGGAAATATCGTTTCAGGCGTTTTTGATAGCTTTAACAAAGTGTTCTCGGACATCTGGAATGTAGTACTGTTCCCTTTCATCAGCCTATTTACGACTGATATCCTGCCGATGCTCACGCAGTTTGCGACAGAGTGCTGGCTGACACTTGATACTCTTTTCGCTGATATCAAAGAGATATTTGATACTGTGTGGACGGAAGGTATAACACCAGTATTATCAACAATAATGACGATAATAACCGATATATTCACAGATCTGAAAACTATGTGGGAAGAAAACGGTGCGGCTATTTTCGCATCACTGCGAGAGGCAATAAACGGCACAAAAGACACGATTATCAGCTTTTGGGAATCATGGGTAAAACCTATTCTTGACACACTGCTTGATAATCTGACCATACTGTGGAAAAAACACATAAAACCATTGTTTGAAAACGTCATCGGTTTGATTGGTGACCTGGTAACAGCGTATAAAAAATATCTGCTCCCGATTGCTAACTGGCTGATTGATAAGCTTGCACCTGTGGTAAAGGGTCTCGGAGAAACTATCATCAAGATAGTGACAAAAGTTATCGGTACAGTGACAGACGTACTCAAAGGTTTAGTGACATTCTTCCGGGGCGTTTTTACTGGCGATATGAGCAAGGCATGGGACGGTATCAAACAGATATTTGGAGCTGTTGGTCAGTTCTTTGCAGATGCATTCGGGGCTGGACGTGATGCTGTCAAGAAGGCTTTCTCGTTCATAGGCGACTGGGCAAAGGAAAGGTTTGATGACTTCAAAGCAGGCTGGTCAAGCATTGGCAGCTGGCTTGGACAAAAGTTTTCAAGTGCTTACTCATCCGCAACATCAGCATTTTCAAACATTAAAACATTCTTTGTCAATCGTAAAAATGACATTGTGAATGCATTCTCTTCGATTGGCAATACGTTGAAAACAAAGTTCTCAGATGCATGGACAAAGATTAAAAATGCGTTCTCAATAGAAAATGTGAAAAAACATTTTAACGCTATAAAGGATGCGATAAAAAGCATCTTTGAAATGGTTGCTGAGATCATTAAGGCTCCGATCAACACGGTTATTGATGGCATTAACTCAGCCTTCTCACTTCTTAATTCTTTGTCTATCGACATTCCTCGTTGGGGCGGCGGTACAACCACTTGGGGATTTAATATCCCTGAAATTCCTCGCCTTGCATCCGGTATGGCAGTTCCTGCGAACTACGGCGAATTCCTTGCGATACTCGGTGATAACAAACGTGAACCCGAAGTTGTATCTCCTGTTAGCGAGATAGAAAACGCGGTAGCAAGAGCGATGTCACGGTTCAGCGGCGGCGGCGGAGATATCAACATGGTCATCGAACTGGACGGAGAGGTCGTATATAGAAACGTCGTTGAAAGAAACAAGACACACGTTGATTCAACGGGCGTGAATGAGTTTATTTACTAGGAGGTGGCAAAATGCCAACTAATACAGTAACAATTACAGTAAACGGCGTGCAGCTGCCTCCAATGAAGCAGAGCGGTTTGACTATCATACCGCATAAGCTGTGGGGCGCAAATTCAGGCAGGAACAACAGCACAGGCGTGTTTGTCGGTGACTTGGTGGCGATCAAGTATGAATTGCAGTTGTCATGGGAGAATATCACCGATGATGAATTCGCCATTATAGATGCGGCTGTGAATTCAATGCAGCCGTTCTTGTCTGTGACATTCTGTCCTAAAGCAAGCACAGGATACATTACACGCTACTTCTACGCGAACGACCCACAATATCCTATTAAGGCTTGGCACGCCACAGAAACGCTCTACGGAGCTGTGACGGCTACACTTATCGAAAAGTGAGGTGATGCATAGTGTATAATGTGACAACAGCTATCAGAAACGCTATTCGTGCCGATGCGCGAGCGTGGCGGTCAAGGCTTGCTCTGACAGGTGGCGGATATATCTACGGCGTGGAAGATGTAAGCTATACAAACGGATCGCAGTCAGGGCAGAACATCACTGTTGGCTCGGTCATCGCTCCGACAATAAAAGTCACGCTGACAGATACTATACTGAGTACGACAAGTCAGCCAATAGAGCTCACTGGACATGAGTTCGTGTGGCAATTAGGCATATTTCCTGATATCAACAGCTTTACGGGGAACGAGCCTAATAACGCGTATACGTACATACCAATAGGCAAGTTTACCGTTGATAAGGTAAAACAAAACGGCACACGCTATGAAGCAGAGTGCTCACATAAGCTGTCGAAGGCTGATGTCGTACACAGAACAGCGCTGTCTTTTCCTGCAAGTGCACTTAATCTTATGCAGGAAGTCGTCAACAGCCTGAGTATGACTTTATCGCTGACCAATGCACAAACTAACGTGCTCAGAACTTATCCGATAGAGGGTATACCTGACGGCGCGACTAAGCGTGATATCATGGGCTGGATAGCTGTTTTACTTGGTGGCTTTGTATGTGCCGATAGAAGCGGAAACGTCATCGTCAAATGGTACGAATCAAGCGGATATGTAGCACCTGTGAATGCGATATCAGAGCCTGAAATAGCAGAACAGCAGATTACATATACAGCAGTAGTGTGTACCGTCGATAACGAAACAACATACACCGAAGGCACAGGCACTGCGATGACGTTTACTTGTCCTTTCATGCTGGAAGTTCGCTTTTCGGAAATCGCACAGTCACTGAAAAACTTTTCGTATCGTCCTTGCAAGCTGACATATCTGCTTGGTGATCCGCTGATAGACCCTTGGGACATTGTTGGATTCGGTGCATCATACACTATGCCTGCTGCTACAATGACACTGGAACACAAGGGCGGTGTGACAGGAACTATTGAAGCCAAGACAGCCAAGAACGAATCACGTGCTGAGCACGTTGACCCGATATCAAAGGCTGTTGACAGGCTTGTGAACATGATCTCCGAGGGCAAAAGCGAAGTCGAACAGGATATCGCAGAGGCTATTGCAGAGGTCACAGACACTATACGTGGTGGATCAAGCGGATATTTTTACATCATCCCCGATGCAAACGGAATCAACAAAGAGACGATATGGTGTGACAACATCAATCCTCAGAATGCGACACATGGTATCCGCATCAACTCGGCAGGTATCGGCTTCTGGTCTGCAAGTGCAGGAGGTAACATCTTTGACGGACCGTATACAAATGCTTGGTCAATAGACGGAGTACTTGTGGCTGATTTTATCAAGGCAGGAACACTCACAGGTATAACGATCGTTTGCACGCAAGGTAACATTGGCGGCTGGGATATAACAGACCATGCAATAATATCGCCTGACGAGCAAGTCAAGCTGGAAAGCACATACGATGCTCCGATAATGACTAACACAAAGCTTCGTGACCTTCTGTACAGACACAGAGACCTTCGCAATCTTACGCACAATCAGATCAGAGCCATACAGACACAGCCGGCAGGAACTGCGCAAATAATCGCAAGGTCGGATGCAGAAAGCGCAAGCCTACGCAACGGCAAGCTTGTTCTTGAAAGTGCGGACACAATGCAGCTGGAAATTGGCAGCAATCAGATAACCTCGGGTGCTAATGGCAGTTGGCTGAAACAGTCATTCAACGAAATCACAGGTGATTTGGGTAATGTAGAACATATAATAATCACTTGTGAAATGCCAACATATACAAATACTGTTGCGAAATGGAGAAAAAATGAACCAGGCGCAGGCTGGTATGTCAGAGACCTGTATGTGAGTGGCGACGTTCACTCACAGCGTATCGACACAGTCGCTGTATACGCAAGCGGCTTAGTCAGATCGGATTCACTCCAAACAGGCAAAATCAATTCGACTGGAAGGTTCGACGCATATACTGTAGATGATCCGATAAGCGATCACGGAGGTGTCAACTACTATGACGACACAGGCGATTACATGGCAGGAACAAGACCTGCTCAGATCGACAATGAATATGGCATAGCGATGTCATTCCCCGAATCGGGCTACACAGATTTCGTCGGTTTGTGGGGCGAGCAAAACAGCTCAACAGTCGAGAAGTACAACAATTTGATAGCAGGATATTTTCGGACGGACGATGTTGTCAAGATCCGAAAACCTACATGGATAAGAAGTGACCTCCTGATAACAAGCAGCAGCGATATCCCCGGTATAACGCTGAACAACCGTTATATTGATTTTACTTTCCCAAGCTCTTCGGGCTCAGACGTTGGATGCATCGCACAACTTTCGGATGCAATAGATACCAGACTAATAAACGGTTCGCGTATTCGTTGGGGCACCGGTACTAGATCATCGATGAGTAATACGATTTTTGAGTATACCAAAAGTGATGACACACTGCACATACGCCGTGACACGAATATGCATAATTACAGCTTGCTGAATGCCGTAATATCAAGCAGTTCCGATGAGCGTTTGAAAGAGCATATATCTCCGTGTGATAAGGACTGTCTATCTGTGATAAATGCGCTGAAGCTTATCGAATTCGATTGGAAGGACGGCAGCGGACACGAGGACATAGGATTTTCGGCACAACAGGCAGGCAGCGTGAGCCCTGACCTTCGCGGAGAAGATGCGGACGGATACAGCACTGTTAAAGAAGGCAGGCTGATAAGATATCTCGTGGGAGCAGTACAGCAGTTATCAAAAGAATTGGAGGAGTTAAAACATGGCACTAAGTTTACAGAGAATGAATGCGAATGACGTTTACAACGCAGATACAATTAGTAATGCGAATTGTACAACGCTTGAAGAGAATCTGATACCTATTAAGGTCATGACAAGAACAGAGTACACTAACCTTGCAACAAAGGATGCAAGTACGCTGTATCTGGTCAAGGACAGTAACAAGATATATGCTTATGTCGGTACTATACCATTCGCAACATGAGGTGATATCATGAAGTATATAGTGATGCTGCTGATAGTCATCGGACTGGCAGCAAGTGACTTTTTGACAGGCTTTTGCAAGGCGTATGTCTTGGATATGATATCGTCAGCCAAGATGCGCAAAGGCGGCGTGAACAAGTTCTGCGAGATAATCGTCATGGGGACAGCAATAGGCGTAACCATTGGCTTTGATTATCTCGGTCAGTATTATGACAGCGCACGTCTGACGGACGTAGCAGGAGCAGTAACAGCAGTGAGTGTTTTTGGGTACATCGTAGTGATGGAGATTGTGAGCATCTTAGAGAACTACGCCGCGATAAATCCCGAAGCACAGTGGATAAGACCGATTTTACGTCGGCTTAAACATATTGATAGTAACAACGATAAGAGTGACAAGGAGGAATAATCATGGAAATGAGTTACTTAGACAGGTACAAGGGTTATCCGAGCAGAATCGAAGGTATACTGCTTGAGAATTTCGGTGTGCTGGAAGATGCACCAGAGATAACAAACGGTAGTATTATCAGCGGAAAGGTTATCGATGATGACGGCGACAAGATTCTGACCGCTGAGCTGCGTGTTGATACCGCAGACGACCTGCCTGCATACGACAGCCTCCAGGGATATATCCTGCGCGACTGCATCGCTCTTGTGGTACATACAGGCGATATATGGGCACAGGACAGCGCTGGCGAGTGGTTTAACCAGACAAGCCCTGCGGCTGTGACAGCAAACACTCTCAATGCACCCAATGCATCAGTATCAAATCTCAACAAGGATATCCTTAAGAGTGAGCAGACCGACAACATTCTCGGTAAGGCAAACACAGACTTAGAAGAATCACTGAGGAGTGATGAAGATGACATCGATATATGATGTACTCAAAGCAAGTAAAGGCGTGTATGTAAAAGATACTTTCGCCCAGCTGTGGGGGCGCAAACTGTCGAGTGACTATACCATAGATGTGTACACTGGTACACTCCCCGCGACACTGACAGGTACTAAGGCTGGATATTTACAGAGATATAAAGTGTATGGTAATTCGTCAGGTGCTCAGGAGTGTGGTGATAGAACGGAGAATCTGTTCGATAGTGACAGAGAAGAAGCGAGAACATGGACACTCGACCCAAACACCTATATTATTGGATGTCTTGGTAACGCTAAGACTTGTTATCCT